AAGGTTTAGGTGGTTCAGGTGGTGGTTTTAAAATACCGCTAATATTTTTTACGCCTAAAGCTTGGTACATTCTTTTGTAAGCTTCATGTATATCATGCATTTGAGGATTGGATTGAGCAAGTTGTAACTCAGCTTGTGCAACCTGTATTCTTTGTGTCATAGAATAAATATCAGGGTCTGCTACTGGTATTACATCCACTCTATCATCAAAGTCAGCTTGTTTAATAAATCTGTTTCCACCTACAACATCATATGGATATTCTGGTGGTAGATAGTCAGCGAATACTTGGGATAACATCTTAAATTCTTGTCTCATTGCATAGTAACATCTTTTGTGAATTGCAGACATAACTTTCGACCCCCGCTCAAGGATCGCCATTGTAGTTCCAACAGGTGATTGTGCATTCATGTCAGAGACTTTCATATCAGCAATAGATGCAAATCTTCGTCCAGACTCAACACAGAAATTTAACAATTGAAATAAAGTTTGATCTGGGCCTTTAAATGGTAAAAATTGAAATTGATCTTTTATGTTTCCGCCAGGAGCATCTACATCTCTAAACTCACCTGGTTGTAATGGTTCGGCATCATCTCTAATTCTTAAACCTCTAGACTTAAATCCAGCAGGTAGATTAGATAATGTTCCTGCATCTAACAATTGTCTTAATGCAGAAGTTGCAGTTCTTGATAAACCACCAATCATATGTATTAAACCAAAACCATAGAACCCAAGTCCTGGTAAAAACTTATAGTGCACAAAGAAATTTTTTCTTTGTTTCATTGGATCATTTTCTTTATAGTTTCTATAGATAGATAAAACTTTTCTAGAGTCTTCATCAATAGTAACTATGTAAGGAACTTTGATTCCATCTTGGTCTTCATAACCAGGTATATCTAAGTTCGTATGAACCTCAATTAAATTATATAACCCTCCACGATCCCGTCCATCATTTGCGGACACGCCCTCCAGCTCATAAACTTTCTCTTGAACTTTGTTTTGTTTATAAACTGGTTTCGGAAGTTCTATATCTCTATAGAACCCAGAAACTTGTAATTTTCTTAAATCATTTTCTGATGTTTGAATAATTTGTGTAATTCTACTTGCATCAGATAAATCAGATGCATTGTATGGCACTACTAAATCTTCTGCTTTAATAAATTTGGAAGAAGCTCTGTTTAATACTGGATCAAAATAAACTTTTTTAAATGTGGATCCTGTTAACGGAAGTATAAATAACATCTGATCCATGTCAGGGGTATACTCTTCCATCTTGTTCATAAGCATGTAGTTCATATAATCTTTAACTCTAGCTGCTTGATCTATTTTTTCATCTGTCTGTGCACCAATGACTTCAGTTCTGACTGGTCCGTCTGAAGGGACTAATTCTTTTATTGCTTGTGCTTGAAACTGTGTTGCTGATTCTGCTAGTAATGGATGGGTTACACCCGCAGCACCTAAGAACGGTCTAGTTGGAGATTCATATTTGAATCCTAATAAGTCTAAACCTTTAATGTATGTATCTACCCATTCTTGTCTTGATCTTTTGTCTTGCTCGTAATCTGCTACTAAATCAGATCCAAGTCTAGCTAAGGCCTGATCATCTAATCGTTCCGCTAAGTTAGCATAAAAGGATTCTTCTTCAACTTCTTCAGGGACTTCACCTGCAATTACATTTTCATCTTCATCAATTACAGTATCTACATCTTCAGGTATTGAACCTGTCCCTTGTTCTTCAATTTCTAATTCTGTGTCTTCAAAACTTTCTCTTGACATTAATACACCTTTGTTTTTTTACGTCTATTATTCATTACCTTACCACAACCTTTTGCAATAAAGCCTCCTTTTTTTAATCTAAGCTCTGATTCTTTTTTAAACCCTTCTACTCCACCTGCAACTTTTTGTGGTTGAGCAATTTGTCCACTAACGCTGTCAGATACTTTTTCAGCTTGCATGGTAGCTTTTTTAATATATTTATCAATCATTAAAATAATGGCGCGAAGTTAGATCTATCCACTTCTACCAATCCTCCTAATTTATATCCCTTCATTTTTCCTTTTGAAGATCCTTGTAAATCTATTACTATACTTTGAACGAAATTTCTAGGATCATCCCCATCCATTTCCATTTTTTCTAAATTGCCTCTATAGTCAATATTGTCATAAAACTCATCCATTTCGTATTTTTTCTTAAATGCATACATAGGAACATTTTTATCTGTATCGAATATTTTGTAAGGTTTTTGTGGGTCTGAGTGATATACTTTTCTAGTAATTACTCTAGCTCCTATTTCTTTTGCAACATCTTGCATGGCTTTAGGCACCACCGCAGTTCCTTTTAGTTCCCCTGTTTTATAGTCTCGATATTTACCAAATCCTTCTCCTTTAGCGTTTTCAAATATTTTACCTGACTCAGAAAATTTCTGTAGATCAGCAGGTAGTTTATCTCCACCTAATCCATAGAACTGTTCAATCTTCTGTTTGTTGTTAACACCTAATTGAAAGAAGTCAGCTGGAGCTAATGCAATATATCTTTTGTTATTTTTTCTTGCATCACTGACTAACGATTTAATATTTGCTTTAACCCAAGTATTTTCATTACCCATTGGAAAATAGTCATAACCTCGATTTGAAAAATCATACATAGCTTTATTGCCTCCACTATACTCACTTGGTCTAGCTTCTCCTGGTCTTGCAGGTGCTCTTTGTAATTCAGCTTCTTTAATTTTTAATTGTTTATTTAATTCACCTAGTCTATCAAACTCAGGTGGAGATAGTGGTCTATCCATAGCAATCTTATTGTACTCTTGAATCTCATCTAATAAATCTTGGACTTCTCGTTTTTTAATATTCGATGTTAGCTTTCTACCATATGGATTTCGTCTATTCATTTCGTTAGGATTTATAGTAGTGTCTCCTGATTTAAACTGTTTGAAATGTCTAGATCCTTCTTTCGCTAACGTTTGATGAGGGTCAGATTGGAGTTCAACCATGAAGTATGTATCTCCATAATTATCTACCCCTCTAGTATCATATCTAACAAAGGTCACTGCATTTGGTTCATTAAAGTGTACCGACCATACTTTTTTAGGATCAGAGTTACCTGGAATAGATTCATCTAAGAATAAAACTTTTTCTCTATAATCATATCCGCCACCAGGAAAAGTTCCTTTGTGTCTTGGTGCAGCAGTTGCCCTAACACCACGTTCAGCAATATTAATTGCTTTATCATATTCATCAATTAAACTTCGTACCAGCAACTTCTCATTATCATTAAAACTATCTAGTGTTTCATTTAATCTTGTTCTACTTTGTTTTAATTCATTTAAATTACTTTTATTTGTAGAAAGTTTTGCTGCTAAATCATTAAAGATCATTCGATCATTAGCTAAACCTTCAGCAAGTGTATTGAGATTTGACCGTGCTGCAACATCTGACATCTCAGTTGTTTTTCTTAAAATCATAGAGTCTAAATCTTTACTTAGTTTAGCAAAGGTTGGATAAGTGCTTAATACTTCTTCAGTATTAATTGGATAGGTATAATCTTTTATTTTTAATCTGTACGTTGGATTAGTTTCTAATGCTGCTAATATTTCACCTTTAGTAATTTTAGTGGTAGGATTATCTTGTGCTATTCTAAATATGTCTCCACCAACTACTTCGTCGCCTTTAAACATTACAAGACCAGAATCAGATAACTCTTCCGCTTTGATCCCTTTATTTCGTACTCCTTTTAAAAACCCTAACCACTGTTGTGCAGTTGCAACTTCATTTCCTGATCTACTTATTTCATCAAATGCAGCAGACCCTAAATAAGATCTAGTAGTATTGTCTTGGTTTGATTTTAATCCTTTACCAAACGTCAACGGTTCAGTCGGAACTGTTAATGCTTTAGATGAGTTTGCTGCAACTTTAGCATTATAATTGTCTTGGTTAATTAAAGTTTGTTTAGCAGATTCTGCTCTAGCTATCACTGGTTGCATAGCTGAAGCTTGTCTTAGTGCAGGGTTAGTTGCTACGTTAGTAAAGGCTTGTCTTTGAGTTTCAGGAATTGCCATGTACTCTCTGTAGTTGGTTACAAAGTTTTCTGGTCTTCGTCTATATTCAGGTAGGTTCGCAACGAAGTAATTAAAGCCTGGGTCATTTCTAAGTTGTTCTTGCATCTGTTCAATTGGTCTTGTAGATGCTGCTGGATCTATTTGTGCAGGCTCCAGCGTCCGCGGGCCACGTTTCGGCATCAGTGATCGAATTCCTTTTTGAGCTCCTCT